CCGAACTTGAAGAGATTGCGAAAAATCTGAAAATCTTTATCTACGGTAGTATCCAGTTGGCTGAAAATGCTCATGAGTATCTTCCTGATGAGCTGAACTCAAACAATATTGCTGAGTCAAAGATGATTAAGCACGTTGCTTGGACTATGGTTCTATTCAAGGAGATTCCAAAGGATAAGTTTGCGAAGTATCAGTATATCTCCCATGACCCAGAATGGGGCGGTGATTGCGCTCATCGGCTAAATCCAGATAAACGGTATTACGTTGGAAACATCGATAAGAATCGTTTTGGTGAAAAGAAGAAAATCATGTTTGAAGTGAATTTGAACCAGAATGTCTGGAAAGAGGTCGGTATCTGCACCAGAAAGTAAGGAGGTGTCTTGATGGATTGCCACTACATAAAAGTTACAGAAGGTACTTTTAAACAAGATAAAGAAACTATTCTCAGAAGTTTAAAACGACAAGCAACAGATGAGGAGTGTAACAATATCGTTGTGACTGACATTTGCTGCGATGATGGTTCGTGTTGGGAAGGTAAGGTTGCATGGCTGACTGGTGAGTATGTTTCGCTCAAGAGTTTTTATCCTGATGACCCAGAGGGGCATGTGATTATCCCACTGAATAGAATTCAGTATGTCTGTTTAATGAGATCCATTGAGACGTGTATTGACGAGTGGGAATCTAAAGTATGGTAAATATCGCAGATCTGAAAAATTACATTCTTGAAGAGCAACAGATTGAGCCGATTCTGGAGGAACTTGGTTGTCATCATATCAGTCACAAGACTGGTTATTACCAGTGTGCAAATCCAGACGGTGACAATAGAACGGCACTCTGCATTTACGAGAATGAAAATCTTACTGCGGTAGATTACACACGAGATATTGCCAATGGAAAGACCAGTTATGATTTGATTTCTGTCGTCCAGTTTTTTCTGGAACTGTCTTTCCCAAAAGCCATCAAGCAAATCTGCGAATGGGTTGGACTTGACTACTATCACAACTTCGAGGAAGACCTTCCTAAAAGTATGTTGATTCTAAAAGAGCTCATTGCCATGCAAAATGAAGGTGAAGAACACGAGGATGACCGTCCGATAGTCCCAATTTCCGAAGCTATCCTCGGTTATTACAAACCTTATGTGAACCAGATTTTTGCTGACGATGGGATATCTTATGAGACGCAGCAGGAGTTTGAGATTGGCTTTGATGAACTGACAAATAGAATCACGATTCCAATCAGAGATGAAATTGGTACTCTGGTTGGTGTAAAGGGAAGATATTTCGGTAAGCCGCCCGAAGGTGAATTGAAGTATCTGTATCTTGAGCCGTGTGCCAGAAACCGTATTCTGTATGGCCTGTACAAAACAGAGCCTTATATCAAGAATAAAGGTCTGGTATATGTTGGTGAGGCTGAAAAGTCTGTTATGCAGATGTGGAATATGGATGTCTTCAACTGTGTGGCGACTGGCGGCAAGAAGGTTTCACAAAATCAAATTGAAATTTTAACACGTCTTTGCGTTGATATTTGTTTTGTCTTTGATAAAGACGTTCGGATTAGTGAGCTTATGGTTCTCGCCAATCGATTTGTCGATGGCGTAAGTGTGTATGCTGTAGTAGACGATAAGGGGATTCTGGATGAAAAGGAAGCCCCGACTGACAATCCTGAAAAATTTAAGGCATTGATTGAGAATTGTGTTAGGAGAATTAAATGAATGTAAAACTCTGGAAGGGGAGTAGGAACGACCTATCAGATCCAATTGGAACGATTATGGAGAATAGAGGAGTCAAGGATTATAAGACCTACATGGATCTGGATGATTCTTGCTTGAGTTCTCCGTGGGAACTGGACAACATGGAAGATGCTGTCAGGCTGTTGAACAAACATATCTGGAATAAGTCTATTATCTCTATCCTTGTAGACTGTGATGTGGATGGATTCACAAGTGCTGCAATGATGTTTCAGTATTTGAAGACGATTGGTTATTTTGGAAAAATCAATGTTCTGTATCATAGTGGCAAGGAACATGGACTCTCTAAAGAAATTGAGGTTCCACCTGAAACTACCTTGCTGATTATTCCTGATGCTGGCAGCAACGACGTTGAGCAGTGTAAGGAACTCCGTGAAAAGGGCATTGATATTTTAATTCTTGACCATCATATCTGTGATAGAGAAAACCCTTACGCAGTAATTGTCAACAACCAGAACGGTACATATCCTAATAAGGAATTATCTGGCGCTGGCGTGGTGTATAAGTTTCTTCAGGCTGTTGATGAATATAATTGGACTGATGTTGCAGACCGATATCTTGATCTGGTGGCTGTCGGAAACATTGGTGATGTCATGGATATGCACTCGCATGAAACCAAGCGGCTTTGCACAAAGGGTCTAGCACGCATTGTGAATCCGATGATTTGTGCCCTAGTTGAAGCAAATAGCTTCAATATTAAGGGTGATCCTACTATCAATGATGTTCAGTTCTACATTGTCCCGATGATGAATGCACTGATTCGTGTTGGTTCATCTGAACAAAAGAAGCGGATGTTCCGTGCAATGGTCGGTGAAGAACAGACTTTCCAATACACTCCGACTCGTGGTAAGAATGCTGGTGTCACGATTGATGAAACTCTGGCACAGCATGTGGCTCGTGAGTGTTCGTCTTGCAAGTATCAGCAAAACAAGATCAAAGACAAGGCTGTCGCAGAGCTTCAGGAACTGATTGAAAAGCATGGTGCAGACCAGAATAAGATTCTCTTCTGCAACTCTACTGGCATTCTTGATAACACTCTGACTGGTGTTGTGGCAATCAAGCTGGCTGAAATGTATGCAAAACCGTGCGTACTGCTTCGTACCTTCGCTGATGAACCGGATTATTACGGTGGCTCAATGAGAAATCCTGATGGCTCTCCGATTGAAAGCCTAAAGGAATTCTTGATGAGCACAGGAGATTTTGAATCGGTTCTTGGTCACGACAATGCTGCTGGTGTGAAAATCAAGAAAGAAAACGTGCCAAAGGCTATTGCAGACTGTGATGAGCTGCTTAAAGATGTCACGATGAGCAAGGCAATCGTGGTTGACTTTGATTTTGATTACAATAAATTGAACGTTGCATTGCCGAAAACGATGTACGAGATGCACAAGGTCTGGGCGCAGGGTATTTCAGAGCCGTATTTCTACATTAGAAACATTCCGCTTGTTCATAGTGGATGTGCTCCGATGGGCAAAAACGGTAATATGTGGAAGTATTCTGATGAAGAAAAAGGCATCGATTTTGTGTGCTTTGCGGATAATGACCGGATGCTTGGTTGGATCAATAATGACTTCTATGGTGGTCAGGAAGAGAAATACGTCAATGCGGTATGCCGGTTGTCTTTGAATCAGTATGGAAATAAGGTGACTCCGCAAGCACAGATTATTGATTTTGAGGTGATTTGATATGGGAAATTGGAAACGTGCTATCGCCATCGACTTTGATGGTACGCTCTGCAAGAATGAGTATCCTGATATTGGTGAGCCGAATTGGAATGTCATTTATCAGGCAATTCAGGAACAGAAACACGGTGCTGGTCTGATTCTCTGGACTTGCCGGGAAGGAAAGCTTTTGTATGATGCAACGGAGGCTTGCTTTGATTGGGGCATTCAGTTTGATGCCATCAACGAGAGCCTTCCTGAATGGAAAGAATATTTTGGTACTGCACCTAGAAAGGTCGGTGCCGATGAGTATTGGGATGACAAGGCTGTGCCTGTGAAGAATGGAGGGTTGGTTTACAATGACTAATGCAAATAATTACGATTTGTCGTTAAATCTGTTGGATGACGCATATCAATCACTTACAAACGCTTCAAAAAACTTAAAGCTACTTCGGGAAGGAACCGCATTTAATCAGGTTCTGAACGATGCTACACACATTATTGAACCGGATGAGCTAACTCATATTCTTGATAAATTCGCAGAGCAGCATCCTGACTGGGAAATCTGTCTTGAAACTGACCATGGAACGGTTAGGGAAAAGTTCAAGATGGACCATGTTTTTTACGAAGGAATGGGCGATATGATTGTCCTTGATTTTGAATGAAAAATGACAAAACAACGTTATAGACATTACATAATCGATTATCGTACATACAATTACACACTCAAGAAATATCACTACTTACACAGGGAAATCTACGCTGAAAATGCAAGAGATGCAGTTAAAATGCTAAGAAGCAAGGAATGCAATCGTGGATTTGAGATTGTTAAAGTCTGGTTTGTTGATATTTTTGGTGATCGAAATGATAGGTTTTATCCACGAACTTATGTGATTGACAAAGAAGATTATGAGTGAGGTGCGCAATGATTATTACTACTCCTACTTGCAAAAGGCTTGAAAGTGAAATTCAAGCTTTAGTTGAAGAATGCAAACGCCGGATGGATGATCCATGTGGATTATGTGATGATTGTCGTTATCTTGATTTTTGTAAAAAACATTATGTAGAAGACGAAGATATGTATGGTTGGAAGATTAAAATTAAGGAGTTTGACTGATGGCGGTATACATCACGGGTGATATTCATGGTGATTTTAATCGTTTTTTAGAATTGGAAAAGTTTTGCCATGAACACAATCTTGGAAAGAACGATTGGATTATCTGTCTTGGTGATGTTGGCCTAAACTATTTTGGTAAGGATGACCCTCGTGAATGGAGTATCAAGACTATCGCCGCAGATATTCCTGCAAATCTGTTTTGTATTCATGGCAACCACGAGCGCCGCCCGTCTCGTAAGGATGGTTATAAACTAAGGAAGATTTGTGGTGATATTTGCGGAAGAGTGTGGTATGACCCGCAGTATCCAAACCAGTATTTTGCTATTGATGGTGATGTTTACCAGATTCTTTCTGGCGTAGAGATGTTGAATTGTCTTGTTTGCGGCGGAGCATATTCTGTGGATAAATATTATCGGTTGGAGTGGGGATATAATTGGTGGCCGGATGAGCAACCCAATGCAAAAATTAAAAAGAAGGTTATGAAGCAGATTACGCCAGACATTGACGTCATGCTTACGCATACCTGCCCAGCGGCTTATGTTCCTACCGAGTTGTTCCTTAAAGGAATTGACCAAAGTACAGTCGATACGTCAACTGAAGAATTTTTAGAAGACGTCCTAGATAAGTTTGGATATTTCTATATGACTGGATGGAAGCTTCCGTTCTGGTATTTTGGTCACTTTCATGGTAACAAGTACACCGATGACTATGTGATGCTTTTTGACGATATTATTAAGTTTGGAGATAAGGTGAAGAGTGATGAGTGAATATCATGTGAGCTGTGGTATGTTTGGTATTTACGCAGGAACTGTTAAAAAGAATGGAACCGAGTGGAAAGATAAAACTCGTGTCACAGATGAAGCTATCGAGGCAGTTCGTGATTGGCTTCTTTCTGAAGCTCAGTTCAACAATAGAACTTTTGGTGGATACACATGGACAACAAAGGACGGTAAGACTGTAACTTTGAGAGTGTCTATTGAGGATAAGGAGCAGACAGAATGATTAAAGATAAAAATTTACGAGTGCTTGATTACATTGATGGCAAGGAAATCCTCTTTCAGATTGGAGAGGAAAGTTCGGAATTGTCAAAGGCTGCAATAAAGTTTTATCGTGCAATTGACATGAAGAATCCAACACCGGTAAGCATCAATGAAGCTTATGAAAATCTCGTAGAAGAATTTGGTTATGTGTTGAACTGTATCTATGCATACTTTGATGATAACGCGGAAAAAATTTGGAGTTTTACTGTAGAGGCAGACAAGATTGCTGATGAAAAGCGCAAGCGCTGGATTAAGCGCCTGAAGGAACGAGATCAGGTTTAATAGCGGAAGGAGAATAGATGTCAGATAATTTTGTAAATCTTCATGTACATACAGCGCAGGGTTCGTTACTTGACTCTATTCTTACCGTCAAGGAACTTGTAAACTTTGCCAAAGAAAACGGCCAGAAAGCAATCGCGGTTACAGACCACGGAAAAATGCACTCTTTTGTTGACCAAGTTAAGGCTTGCAAGGAAGCAGGCATTAAGCCAATCATCGGCTGTGAGGTCTACGAAGTAGATAATCAGAGCGAAAAAGCTGATACGAAAGACTATAAACAACCTCGTTATCATCTTGTTTTGCTGGCAAAAAACGAGACCGGTTTGAAAAATCTGTTCAAGGTTGTTTCAAATGCTTGCGTTGATGGCATGTATAAAAAGCCTCGAACTTCTTTGAACATCATTGAACAGAACGAGTGGGGTAAAGGTATCATTTGTCTTACAGCCTGTCAAGTTGGTCGAATGAGTAGATTACTTGTTGATGGCAACGAGACTGGAGCATGGCAGTTATGGAACAAACTGAAATGGATCTTTGATGACGTGTTTATGGAAGTTCAGTCTCATGATACACCAGATCAGGCTGAAGCTAATGCAAAAATTGCAGCTTTTATCAAAAAGTACAATCTTCCGTATACCATTACAACCGATGCTCATATGCTTTCCAAGGAAGATGTTGATGCACATTCAGTTTTTGTAGAAATTGGAGAAGGACGAGAAGTTGGAGAAAGCTATGTTGACTGCTATCTTCAGACCGAAGACGATGTGCTGAGAACACTTTCAAAGCAGTTTGATGAAGACTTCATCCGAGAAGGCTGTTCAATGTCTGTGAAAATTGCAGATATGGTTGACGATATCGATATCGGTCTTGGACAGCCGAACCAGATGCCAGAAGTGAAAATTGAGGGAAAATTTGATTCTCATTTTGATTATCTTCGGCACCTTGTATATGCCACTTTTAATAAAAAATTCGGGTGGATGAGTGAAATGGAACAGCAAACCCGGCGGAATCGTATTGAGATGGAACTGGATGTTTTGAAGTATGTTGATTATATTGACTATTTCATTATGCTGTATATGCTTTGCAAAAAGGCTGATGAACGCAAAATTCCTCGTGGGTACTCTCGTGGTTCTGGCGCAAATTGTCTTTGCCTTTTTATGGAGAATGTTACTCAGATTGACTCTGTTCGTTGGGATCTTGACTTCTCTCGCTTTGCAAACAAAGGTAGAAAGAGCCTGGCCGACTTCGACTTCGATGTCTCTAAACGTCGTCGAAAGGAACTTATTGCTATTGCAGAAGAACTTTTCGGCAAAGAAAATGTTGCTCCTATCGCTACGTTTAACTCTTTGTCTACAAAAGTTGCCATCAAAGATATTGGTAAAGTTCTGAACGAAGACCCAGAAAGCCCGTATTATATGCAGATTCCGTATGAATTACGTAATGAGGTCGCCAAGTTAATTCCGACTGTAAAAACGCTGGATGACCTTGGCGAAGAAGTTGAAAAGGAAGTTCTACTAAAGGATATCCTCGGAAAGAGTGAACAGCTTTCTAATGTATATGACAAGTTTCCTCTATGGTTCAAATACGTTATGCGTCTTGAGGGTCTGCCTAAGAGTATGGGTCGCCATGCTGCCGGTACATTGATTACGCCCAAGCCTGTCATTGAATATTGTCCTCTTTGTATGGACAGAGAAGGCAATCAAATGTGCCAACTTGAGATGCACAATGCCATGGATGATTTGTCGCTGGTCAAGATGGACTTCCTTGGTCTTGAGAATCTGGACATTATTGACGATACGTTAAAGATGGCTGGATTAACATGGGAAGATGTCGATATCAACCATCTTGATCTAAGTGATAAGGCTGTCTATGATACCGTCTACAAGTCGGGCAACACAATTGGCATTTTCCAGATGGAATCTGCAGAAGCACGAAAGATGTGTGTTGAAGCAAAGTGCGATAATGCTGAGGATATCATTGTTGTGAACGCAGCGAATCGTCCTGGTACTAAGGACAGCTTCCCGACGTATTGCTCCAATAAACTTCATCCAGAGACCATCAAACTACTCCATCCTGACATCAAACAGCTTTTTGCTAAGACGCAATACATTCTTCTTTATCAGGAACAGGCACTAGCGGTATTCCGCTATGCAGGATTCCCTGAAACTGAGGTTGACAATGCTCGTCGTGCTATCGGCAAAAAAAAGAAAGATGTTATGGCATCCTTGGAAGTTCAGTTCCGAGATGGTCTTCACAAGAAAGGATGGAATGATTACCAGATTTCTGAGATGTGGGCACTAATCTTGAAGCAGGCTTCTTATTCCTTCAACCGGGGCCACGCAGTTGCTTATGGGCTTCTTTCTTACCTGACAGCATACCTGAAGACTCATTATACTGAGTATTTCATGGCTGCGTGTATGATTACTAAAGAAGATGATTCTGGCAAAATGGGTGTGTTCATCAATGAATGTGACCGTCTACATATTCGGGTCCTTCCTCCAAGCGTTAACAAGTCTGATATGGAATTTAAGGCCGATGCGGAGAAGCACACAATTCTGTTTGGCTTGAAAGCCATTAAGGGAATGGGTGAGAGTGTCGCATCAGGAGTAATTGCAGATCGTCCATATTCTGGATTGGCAGACTTTGTTCAGAGAGCAAACGGTGGCAAGATTGGCACTTCAAACGTTGTCAAGTTGATTAAGGCTGGAGCTATTCCAACAAGGGACAAGAGAAAAATCTTAATCACTTTTGCAAATATGGTTTTTGAGAACGAGTATAAAGAGAAGGGTTTTCATGAGATGGCATCTCTTCCCAAAATCTCTGTTCTTAAAGACGAATATGGGATTGACACAAATTATATTAAAGATAAGCCTACTAGACTTGCTTTATATAATAAGGCAAGAAGGGTGCGCTGGGAGGCAGATGCGGAGAACCGCAAGAAGGAAAAAGACAAGAAACGAAAAGATTTCATGCAAGCGTTTGCCGAGAAGTATATGCAAGACGAGCACATGTGGGAATTTGAAACCCTTTCAATGTTCTTGACTAGCAATCCCATTAAGGATGCTTGCACCTATATTGATGCTGGTCTTGATACTGTAGAGGATGGCGGTAAGGCAACTGCTATTTGTGTTATCGTAGATATCCAAAAAAAGAAGGATAAACGTGGCAACCAGTTTGCGTACTTACATGTTTACACGACAGGTGGTATTGTCGAAATGATTTGTTGGGCATCTCAGTATACACGATATTCAAGTCTGATTTCAAAGGGTAGCGATCTTGCAATCCTTTGCAAGAGAAAAGAAAATTCGTACATTGTTGAGAAGATGAAGCCCTACAAGCAGTGGCTGCGTGATAGAGAGATAAAGTAATGAATGGTGTTTTATATACTATTGACGGAGAGGTTCTTTGTGAGCTTCCTATGTTTAAAATTGATTGGTACAAAGATAAAACTGTAATTAAGATACATTGTACGAATTGTTGCGTCGTTAGAAAAGTTCAGAAGTGGAAGTTTGACTGCGCAGAACAATGCGAGCTTACCACAAAATGGTTTTATTGCAGAGTGTGCGGAGGACTGACAGAATTTAGATTAGGTGCATAATAAGAGGGTTACAAAGTGGCAGATAAGAAATTTAATGAAAATATGATCCGTTGCTACATCAGGATAAAACGAGTCTTTTATCCGAAAGATGGGAGGGAAGTGGAGCCCGGCGGCTTCGCCACTTTCTCTGCCGAGGTGGTAAAAGTCAAGCAGGGACATCCTATCATGAGCCGATACAGCGACCTCCGGCTAAAAGGCAACGTTCCTAGCCTCGATATGAATAAAACTTATTCGTTCTGTGGTGAATATGTTCATCATGAAAAGTTTGGTGATCAGTATAAAATTATCTACATGAATGAGTTTCAAGAGATTACTGACCCGGAAGAACAAAAAAGCTTTCTCCGTTTTATCTTGACCGACCATCAGTTTGAGATGCTTTATGAAGCATTCAAGAATCCGTATGAAATCATCAAGAACGGTGATGTCAAGTCTCTTTGTACTGTTAGCGGCATTACGGAAGGTCGAGCACAAAAGATTATTGACTCCTTTGAAAATAACATTGATAACAGTGAAGCGTACACAAAACTGATTGAGTACGGTTTGACTCCCAGTGCTATTGAAAAGCTTGTTCGTCAGTATCACGGTGCAGACATTCTGGTAAAAAAGATTGAGGAGAATCCTTACGTCCTGATTGATGATGTGTATGGCATCGGCTGGAAAAAAGCTGACGCTCTTGCTTTAAATATGGGCTTAAAGCACAATTCGCAATTCAGAATCGAAGCTTACGTTATGCATTTTCTTGCCGCCCGTGCTGAAGAAGGTAACTCTATTATCCCGGCAAACCAGACAATCAATAGCTGTATCAAGGAACTTGAATTGGACGAGGGAGATCAAGAGGTCATCAAGAGGGCACTTTTTCATCTGCATGATGTACGTGAAACACTTTGGTGGAGCGATGACCGTCAGGAATTTGCTTTAACTAGAGTGTGGAATCTGGAAGATAGTATTGCGAAGGAAATCAAGCGTCTGGCGGATGCTCCTGTTGAGCTGATTGGTCGAAATATGGATGCAGCAATCAATGAAGCTGAAAATGCGCTTGGCATCGAGTATACCGAAGAACAGAGAGGTGCCATTAAAAAGGTATGCTCTAGCAACGTCTGTATCTTAACAGGCTACGGCGGAACTGGCAAAAGTACCGTTGTCGCTGGTGTCTTAAAAGTTCTTCGTGGTAAGTCTTTTGCACAGACTGCACTCTCTGGCCGTGCCGCAGCTCGTATGCAGGAGATTACTGGTCAGGACGGTAAGACTATTCACCGTCTTCTTGGATATGACATCGAGAACGGTGGGTTTGTTCACGATAAGGACAATCCTCTGGATGAGGACATTATCATTCTGGATGAGACATCTATGGTTGGAGCTCAGTTATTTTATGACTTGATTCAGGCAATCGAAACCGGCAAGCGATTCATCATGATTGGTGATGACGGCCAGCTTGAGAGTATCGGTATGTGTAACATCTTCAAGGATATGCTTGCATCTAAGGTTGTTCCTGTGGCTCGTTTGACTAAGATCCATCGTCAGGCAGCCAAGTCTGCAATTATCACGGAGAGCATTAAGGTTCGTAACGCTACGCAATTGGTGCCTTATGGCTGGGCTGGTAGTGAGATTCGTGGTGAACTTCGTGATTTGGAGCTTGATATCTATAAAGACGCAAGTGAGTCATTCAACCACATCATCAATCAGTACCGTACCTTATATAATAAGGTAGGGAATGATAGTGCGAAGATTCAGATTGTACTTCCACAGAAACTGCGTGGTAGTATCTGTACTTATGAAGTCAATAATGCTATTCAGGAAATTGTGAATCCGAGTCGTGGTCAAGCAGAAGCAAAGGTCACAATCTATGGTGATGGCAAGGATAGGGTGTATACTCTGCGTGAGGGTGATCAGGTCATCATCAACAAGAACAACTATGAGCTTCACACATACAATCTCAAGACAAAGAAAAAAGAAGAGAAGTGTCCGGTGTTCAACGGAAACCGTGGCATTATCCGAAAGATTGAGAGTAGTTTTATCCTGGTTGATTTTGACCAGTGGGGAACGATTTTCATTCCTCATTACTTTGGTGGGAATAACATTTGGGCAACGCTTGAACTTGCTTATGCTTTAAGTTGTCATAAGTTGCAGGGCAGTGAGGCTCCGTATGTGATTGTTGGCATGGACAACTCTGCGTACCTGATGCTGACGAGAGAATGGCTCTATACGGCCATCACTCGTGCCAAGAAGTATTGTGTGATTTGCGCCGAAACTCATGCTCTTGATCGGGCTGTAAAGACTTCGAGAGTTCCATATAAGCGGACGTTTCTGAAGGAATTTTTACAGAAAGAATTTTCAGAAAAGCATTGACAATTATATGGGTGTCCTGTATAATATAGTTATAAAAAGTCTCCATCCCGGAGACTTAAAATTCTCTCTTTAACTATATAATACAGGATACGGGAAAGAAATGGCTTGCTCGTAACGACAAGCCTTTCTTTATTAGCTATAACTATATAACACAGGATACGCAAGGAGGCTTTATGACAGATAAAGAGCTCATAGGTAAGCTTGATGCGATGGTTAAGGCATTGCAGAAAGCAAAGAAGAAGGCGGACAAGACCCGCATTTTGCTGGATGCACGTAAGGATTTTGGAGATGAAGCTGATGAACTGATGGCGTTTTTCCGATTCCTGCTCGACCCGGCAATTGTTACTGGACTGTCTGATGCAAAGATCAATAAGCAGGTGAGTACCAAGCCTGAGATTGATATCCAGTATCTCAGCTGTGGATACCTTTATATTATGGGTGCTGGTCACAATACAGGATCTGACGCATCCATAGCAACAATCCAGAACTATTTACATAAAAATCCTGAGCACAAAGAGTTTCTAAAGCGGCTGTTTACCAAGAATCTGCCGATTGGTGTGGAAGCTGCTACTATCAATAAGGTATACGGCGAGGAAATTATTCCTGTCTGGGAAGTCCAGCAGGGATATCCAATCGATAAGGTGAAGTTGAAACCCAGTATCTGGTTCAGTCTAAGCCAGAAGATGAATGGTAATAGGGGCACAATGTACCGTGGTGACTTGATTTCTCGTCAGGCGCAAAAGTTTGAAGGGCTCGACCACATCAAGAATGACCTGCTTGCCCTGTATGATGGCGACGCAGCGAAGCGAGACTCTTGGGTATTTGATGGCGAACTCATCTACAAGAATCCTGAAGGAATGTCGGACGGGGAAGCTTTCCGTTATGGCACTGGCCTATTGAACTCGGACAATAAAGATAAAACCGGAATTAAGTTTGTGATTTTCGATGTCGTTCCTGCTGTCGAGTTTGACCGTAGCAAATGCATCGTTCCGTATCAGACCCGCCGAGAATGGTTAAATTGTCTTCGTGCAGAGATTACTCACAAGAACCTTGAAAACATTGAAATCGTTCCGATGGTATACGAAGGAATCGACCAGAACGTGATTCCAAAATGGCTCGATTATGCTGTGGCACATGGTTGGGAGGGTTTGATGTTGAACACCAGCGTCCCATACCAGCGTAAGCGGCATAATGGATGCTTGAAAATCAAGCGTTTCTATACGGTTGATCTCCGCATTACCGCGATTGAAGAAGGTCAGAATCGTCTAGCTGGTACGATGGGCGCTCTGGTTGTTGACTACAAGGGTAACGAGCTTCGTGTCGGTTCTGGCTTTGACGATTCCACGAGAGTTGCTGTGTGGGCAAACCCTGATAATTACATCGGTAAGATTGTGGAATGTAAGTACAAAGAGGTCACGATGGACAAAAAGACTGGCCTTGAGTCTCTGCAGTTTCCGACCTTTGTGAGATTCAGAAACGATAAGAACGAGGTGTCTTATGGCTGATGTTAGGTTGATTGACGCAAATGCTTTGCTTGACAAAAATAATTGGACAATCAAGCAATACAGTGAAGAAGAAGCCAATGCTTGGAGAGACGGCATTGCCCTTATGAAGAAGAACATTGAAAACGCTCCAACCATCGACCCGAAAACGCTGCGGCCGGTGGCACACTGGGAAGAGAGCGTTTGCTTCGACGATGCCTTTTGGGTGTGCTCGAACTGCAAGTTTCCTAGTGAAGCGATAGCTGCACCCCGTCTTTATCACTATTGCCCGGTGTGCGGGTCGAAGATGGAGTGAATAATGGCTAAAAATAAGTTAAAAGATTCCTTTTATTGGATGGGCAGAAATGATAAGAATGAAGTAAGCTACGGTTAAGGAGAAGATTATGAAGACTTATTACGCAGTAACCGAAGGTGAATATTCAGATTATCGGATTATTACTATCACTGAGGACAAAGAAAAAGCGAAAAGAATCGCTGCGGCCTACGACGGTGATGTCGAAGAGTACGAGGATTGTATCATAAATCCGATTGGGATCTGGAAGGTTTATCACTACGAAAAAAATAGAAACTGGTTAGTAATCCATTCTAATAGAGATGTTGAAGATATTAAAGACAAAGAGTGGGAACCTAATTATTTTGATTCGGCTCCTTATGATAAAGGAATGGTGTGGACTATTTATGTAACCGCTGAGAATAGAGAACTTGCTCAGAAGATTGCTTATGATAAGTATGCTCAGTGGAAAGCTGAACGGGAGGGGCTGACTTAAAATGCTACTTTTAACGCAAGACGGAGAAATTATAAATCTTGACCGTATGGCAATCATTGATACCGCAAGCCTTAATGTTTATGCAAGGCAGGGCATGGGTGAGCGTGGAATTATCCTTGGTAGTTATAACTCTGAGAGTAGATGCTACGATGTTGTCGCACATATTTTTGATTGCTATCGGAAAAATGAGAAAGCATACATAATGCCAAAATGAATGATTTTAAAAAACTAGCTATCCCAAAGAAAGAACGACTTGAAGTTCAACTTACGGATGGCACAGAAGAACACAATATATTGTACATAATCACATCTCTAGCCACTATTAAAGGTGCTGAGATTTTTAAAAATTTTCGTTTGTATTCTGTAGGCTCCGCCGGGGAGCTCAACTTATTAGAGAAGCAAGACGGCGATCCCTACTTTGATAAGCTGAAAGGAACAGAATATGAGTAATTCGATGAATCGAGAAGACCGACGCAGAGAGCAGCGTAAGGCACGAATCCTTGCCCGGCGAATCAAAAAGGCCGGTGGCCCCGACTTTCTGGCTGGAATTCCAGTTGAAGAGTGGGAACCGAAGATTGGTGATGAGGTCACTATTAAGGTAAAGAGAATTCAGGGTAAGAAAGATTTCTTTAAGATGAGTCCTCAGTATCAGGACTTTATCAATAGCCTTGAAGACGGAAAGCCTTACAAGATCACTAGCACCGGCATGAAGGGTCAGGTATACGGCATCGATGCACATCCTTATTTCCAGATTTGGAAGGGTGATATGGAGCCCTATAAGGAGTCTTAATGAGGATGTACTTCAGGACGGACTATTACAGTTATGTTGCTACAATAGATAGTTTTGTTCAACTTAAAAAGGGTAACTCATACGAAGTGTTCGCAGATTTGGATGAATATTACATTATTATGATGGATGGTATACCACTTAAAAAAGAACTAGGCATTGTAGTTGTAATTCCAAAAGAAGATCTCGAAGATGATGTATATGTCGTGACTGGCAAGAGTGAAGAATTTGAGGAAGGAGGTGGGGCGATATGATTGGTATTGACCATCGTGAGCAGGGTCGTAAGGAACGAGCCCTTGCAGAATATTATAGAACTTTGGCTCGATATTCTACAGAGTGTGGAGAACCGATTACATATCAGTTGTCTGAAAAACAGCTAAAGCAGGTTCTCTGTGGAGAGGTTACTGTTGATGGGTTGATTGAAAGAGGTGAGGTAAATGAGAGACAGGATTAAGATGTGGATCGCTTTCATTAAGATTTTTAAGGATTATCTTATTGCGGTCGGAATTATGATTGCGTTGTGGCTGTTGTCTTGCCTTGTCAAGTATGGGATCTCAGTATCCAACTTCCCAGATTGGTTTAAGTTTGCACTTCTAAAATAAAGGAGGATTAAATGGTAACCGATATTCTTAATAGAGAGATTCATGTTGGCGACACAGTTCTTAGAGCTAGAACTCGAAATGGTCGCGGAGTTCTTTGGAGCATTCGTAAAGTTGTCTCAATTATGAATGTAATGATTAAAGTTCAAGACGGAAAGTACACAACGAATGTTGCACCAAGGAATTGTATCGTAATTGACGAGAGTGACATTCCTGAAAACTGGCAGGACGAATATTAAGGAGAGTTGAATGGTAGTTAAACTGATTACACATACTCCTGATCCTGAAAAGGTGGTAGCTGCCGCTGCAAAGCTGTGCTATTCCAATTCGAGTATTCAGGATTTGATGGATGGACTGACCGATGAGAAAGTCGATGAGTTTCTGAATCGACTTTCTAGCCTTGGTCACGCCAGTCCTACTGAGCATGTGACTTTTACTTTTGGAATTGAAGGTGTGAGTCGTTCTTTACTGGCACAGATCACCCGGCATCGCATTGCATCTTTCAGTGTGCAGAGCCAGCGCTATGTGCGAATGAACAATGCAGAGATCATCGTCCCTGACGTTATTGATGATGACAGCGAAGCACGAGAAGTGTTTGAACAGGCAATTCAGACTGCTGAATATTCCTATAAACATCTGTGCCAGATTCTTGAAGACAAGATTACTGAGGAATTGATGGTTGCAGATTCTCGCCTGACTGAGAAAAAGGCACGAGCAAAAGCATCCAAGATTGCAAATGAGAACGCACGTGCTGTTCTGCCGAATGCTTGTTCTACTAAAATGATCGTCACAATGAACGCTCGTTCGTTAAATAACTTCTTTAACCTGCGTTGCTGTGAACGTGCACAGCCTGAAATCAAAGAGCTTGCAACCGAGATGTTGAAGCTGGTTTATCCGATTGCTCCTCATCTGTTTAAGTATGCTGGCCCCAACTGCTGCGGTAATGGTTGTACTGAAGGATTGATGTCTTGTGGTAAGTTCCACGAGATTCGTGATAAATACGACAAACTAAAACAGGAGGCTTTAAATGGAAACACTTGATAATATCAAGAAAAACACAGACCATCCTTCCCACTACGGAGGCGCAGATAATCCGTATGAAGCAATTAAGGTGCTTCACGAATGGGGCTTGGACAAGGATGCTTATCTTTGGAACACTGGTAAGTATCTGAGCCGGGCAGGTCACAAGGATGGCAATTCACTGCTTCAAGATTTAACGAAGGCACGTTGGTATTTGGACTATAAAATCCGACTTCTAACGGAACAGCAGAAGATTGCTGAAAGCGTCGTAGATACGCTCAAGAAGGTTTCTAATATTGAGACTGCCGTAGTTCCTGATTGTACTAATGAAATCAAATTCTAAGAGGTTTACATATGAGATACAAATGGGAATATTCACTGGTGGCAGTGATGCTCCTAGTGATGATAACGACATTTTGGTTTTCTAAGGTCGTCCTTGGAATTTAAAGGAGTGATTGCATGGAATATGTGATTAAACGCGATGGAACGAAAGTTTCTTTTGATAAAAGTAAGATTGTAAATGCGATTGAGAAGGCGATGACTAATACGACTGGAGGAGTTGATTCTCGCGTATCTAACGCTATTGCAGACTACATCGCAGACATCCCTGATACGATGTCTGTAGAGCAGATTCAGGATGTGGTTATTGACCAGTTGAAAAATAGCCCTCTTTCGGATGTGGCTGACGCTTATAGTCACTGGCGTATTCTTCGGCAGGAGATTCGTGAGAAGCAGCGAGCATATGGCGAAATTCTTTCCATCTGTGATGTAGATAATGAAAAGGTCAAGCAGGAGAACAGCAACAAAAATCCTGTTGTGAATAGCGTACAGCGTGACTATATGGCTGGCGAAGTCTCTAAAGATCTGAGTTTTAATCTGCTTCTTCCAAAAGATATTGTGGACGCTCACTATGATGGTCGAATTCACTTCCACGATTCCGACTACTTTGCCCAGCATATGTTTAACTGCTCGTTAGTCAATCTGGAAGATATGTTGCAGAACGGCACTGTTATTTCTGGTACAGGAATCGACAAACCACATAGTTTCTCTACAGCGTGCAATATTGCAACCCAGATCATTGCACAGGTGGCTTCAAACCAGTATGGTGGTCAGAGTATTACTCTGTCTCATCTGGCTCCCTTCGTGGATGTCTCTCGAAAAAAGATTGCGGGTGAAGTCCATGAAGAGTTTTACGACATGATTCAAAACAATGAGATTGACAAGATGCCAAATCAGGAGACTATCAATCGAATTGTAGAGAAGCGTTTACATAAAGAAATCGTTGCAGGTGTTCAAACCATTCAGTATCAGGTTATTACTTTGATGACCACCAACGGGCAGGCTCCTTTTATTACCGTTTTTATGTACTTGGATGAAGTTCCTGAAGGCCAGACCCGTGATGACCTTGCAATTATCATTGAAGAAGTCCTTCGTCAGCGCATTAAAGGCGTGAAGAATGAGACTGGAGCATGGATTACTCCGGCTTTCCCAAAGTTGATTTATGTGCTGGAAGAAGACAACATTCGAGATAATTCTAAGTATTATTATCTGACTGAACTGGCAGCTAAATGTACGGCCAAGAGATTCGTACCTGACTACATTTCTGAGAAGAAGATGTTGGAGTACAAAGGTGCTTGCTACCCCTGTATGGGATGTCGCAGCTTCCTGACTCCTGATCGAACCACCGAGAATATTTCTGGTGCCATGAATTGGGAGAAGGGTCACAAGTATTATGGTCGCTTTAATGCCGGTGTTGTCACCATCAATCTGGTAGATGTTGCTTGCAGCTCTAAAAAGGATGTTCCTGAGTTTTGGAAAATTTTTGATGAGCGTCTTGAACTATGCCATCGAGCACTTCAGATTCGGTATAAGCGATTGATGGGTACGCCTTCTGATGTGAGTCCAATTCATTTTCAGCATGGTGCAATCGCACGTTTGAAGAAGGGCGAGAAGATTGATAAATTGCTGTTTGACGGATATGCAACCATCAGTTTAGGCTACGCAGGTCTGTATGAATGTGTAAAGTACATGACCGGTAAAAGCCATACTGATGATGAAGCAAAACCTTTTGCTCTTGAGATTATGCAACACATGAATGACAAGTGCAGCGAGTGGAAGGCAGCAGAGAATATTGATTATAGTCTCTACGGCACTCCTCTGGAGTCCACCACCTATAAGTTTGCCAAGTGCCTGCAGAAGCGGTTTGGCATCATTCCAGATGTAACAGACCATGATTACATCACCAATAGCTATCATGTCGTGGTTCGTGAGCATATTGATGCATTCAAGAAGCTGAAGTTTGAGTCTGAGTTTCAGCAGTTGTCTCCCGGAGGAGCGATTTCTTATATTGAATGCCCGAACATGACCAACAACATCCCTGCTGTGATGAGTGTCATCAAATACATCTACGACACTATTATCTACGCAGAGCTGAACATCAAGTCTGATTATTGTCAGGTTTGTGGTTATGACGGCGAGATCAAGATTGTTGAAGATAACGGCAAGCTCGTTTGGGAATGCCCGAACTGTGGTAATCGTGACCAGAATAAACTGAATGTTGCACGGCGTACCTGCGGTTTTATTGGGACTCAATTTTGGAATCAGGGGCGTACTCAGGAAATTCGAGATCGAGTAGTTCATCTGAGCGATAACTAAACAAAGGATGAAATATGGATACTACACAACAGATTTTAGAGCGAGATTGGGATAATGGTTTTGTTAAAAAGATGCAGAATCGTATTTTGGTATCTCATTATAAATATGGTTGGATGAATCAAACATATCCAGACTTAGCTCAAGCTGTAAAGGAAATTTATCCAAGAGTCAAAAAGTATTTAGAGACAGGAAATACAGAATGGCTCATTGATGTTGCTAATTTTGCAATGATTGAATATTTGCATCCTAGTGTTGTTGGAGCGCATTTCAAAGGAACGGATAGTGAAGAGTCTCCGGGACTGACGAGTGGAATTAGCTACAAAGAACTCGAAGAGAGTATGAAATAAAATTTGAATATAAGTGGTGGGTTGGTGGGATTATTTATGAAAGAAATCATTGTTTTCTTTGTGATTGTATGGGTTATCGCCTATTACATTTTAAAAGATAACTATAAAGATTAAGGAGATACTTATGAAGAAATTTATGGCAATTTTCGTTGCATTCCTCATTGCAGTCGGTGCGGTGCTTTGTACCGAGCGAGTACATACTGGCTATGTTGGTGTTGTTTATTCTGCAAAGGGTGTTGAACAAAAGACCATTTCTCAGGGCTGGCATTTTATGAGTCCTCTAAAGCATGTGTCTGAGTTTCCGATTACTCAGCAGCGAGTGGTATTTTCTAATGCTCCGTCCGATTATGGCGCAAAGGAACACGCAGATTGGCACATTGACGCTCCTGCTAATGGCGGTACGATTGCAATCAACCTGACTGTCAATTATAACTTTCTGCCGGAGCATGTTGTTGAACTGTATACCAAGTTTGGTGGTATGGACGGTGAGAGCCTGATGGAGAGCAAGATTCAGAACGATATTATTGCTTATGTTAAGGAAGTCACTCCTCAGTTCAGTGTCATGCAGATTTATTCTGATGATCGTGCAGGTGTTAATACTGCAATCACCAACTATCTGAATGAGAAGCTGACCGCAGAATATGGTATCAATGTTTCTTCCGCACTGATTGTTGATGCACAGCCTGATGATACCCTGATGCAGAAGATTCGTGCCAAGGAGCAGGCAAAGCAGGATGCAGAAATTGCAGAGCTGAATAAGCAGACCGCTCTGGCTCAGGCAGAGACTGATAAGGTTAAGGCACAGACGGAAGCTGACGTTAAGATGATCGAAGCACAGGCCGAGGCTGATGCAAACAAGGTACTCTCGGAGTCTATTACTCCTGAACTGATTCAGATGAAGGAAGCAGAAGCTCGTCTGAAGCATGGTTGGGTCACCGTTCAGGGTGCAGATACAGTCGTCACCAAGGGTGAGTAAATGAGGCTTTAAAAATGAAAATTTTCGCAAATATCTTAGGATTTATTTTATCCTGGTTTATCACAGTCCTTATTCTCTACGGTGTTTGGAAAATGCTTGGGCCAAATTTTAGACTGTGGGTTGCAAGTGGAATCTGGTTAATTCTACTTGTGTTTGGAGGTTTTAAAACTAACAAGAGTCAATAAATAAATTAGTAGGGTGGGTGTGGTGGCATGAAAGGAATTATATGGATTATTGGTCTGTTGAAGTAATGTACTACGATGATGGACATCAGGTGTCCAATACATATATGGTCAAAGCGCAGGATCAAAATGATGCCATGAACAAAGCACATCATCGTTTTGAAAAATCTCATCCCGGTATGAGCTGCATGGTTCAAAATGTAGAAAAGGCAGGTGGCTGAGATGGACTTCAAATGTAAATGTGGCAGTAAATCTTTCTTTATCCAGAGCAAAGGTAGCCAGATTGGTCTGTATTGCTCTGTTTGTGGTAAGTGGCAGAAATGGCTCACCAAGGATGAAGTGAGACAGTTTGAGTACGAGACGAATACGTTGGACTCAAAAGAAAATAATCCTAATGATGATTTTTATGAAAAATTTGCTTTAACTCCATGGGGTTGTTTATATTGTGCTTTTAGAGATTTTGGTTTAGACCTTCCTGAAATCTCTGGTAAGATGGCCGATGCTCTTATGGAAGATTTCTTCGAGATTATGAAAAAGCACGGATTGTGGAGAAAGAGTAAGAATGATTGAAAACATTGAACACGAAAACGATCAAAATAACCAGACAGATTTGTACAATCGACTACTGGCTAGAATCAGCCAAAGCGCTATTAGAGTATCAACTGTAAAAGAGCCTCATACTTATATGAAAGCAGTTGGAATAAATGAGCTCAAACGAATTCTAGCGGAAGAATTTAATATTCAATAAAAGTGCCGTTCTAGGAGGCGACTATATGGAAAAGAAATATGTAAAAATCTATAAATGCCGTGGATGTGGTCGCGATGTTATTGAACATGATGTGGATTTATCTGCTACTGAACAATGGAGCCTTTCTGGAATATTTGAAGACAAATATAAGGTGACAGAACTATCTGGCGGTTCTAGGCTTTCTGGACAGAATAAATTCCTGCTTCATCGGTGTGATCCAGAGAAGCTTTGTGTTTGTGATTTCATTGGGTGGAAAGAAATCGAGGCTAAAAATGATTAACGATCCTTTTGCAGAAGATGGTATCATTTCCTGCCAGTGCTGTGGCAGTGGTGAATATCTCTTTAATGAAGATGGTAACCGTAATGGTTACTGTGGTAACTGCGGAGCTAGAATCGACTGGCCGGAAGACGATATGAGTACGATTTTATAAATAAAATTCCGCTTTTATTAGAAAGGAAAAGTATGTTTAAGATTTTCAAAAATACTGCCGTATGCGTACTTTTAGCAGCGATTGTGCTAACTGGATGCAGTACAAGTGTGAAAGACTCAGTTGAGAATGTGGCTGCAGAGAATAATTGGTTCTATCGTATTAGTGACACCCCTATGGTGTATGACAAAGATACGCACGTTATGTATTACTTATTCAGTAAATACTTCGGAAATCAAGGCTACGGCTATATGTCTCCTTATTATAATGAGCACGGTCAGATGTGCTATTACGTTGATGGTCAGATTATTCCTGTCGAGGAGGTGTTAATCGATGTTGACTGAGATTGCTTGGCTTATGACCAAAGCTTATATTATTTTGATTTTCTCCGCAGCGGTAATTCGCTCTGAGCAGATTCTGTATGACACATCTACATATATTTTCCGAGGCGAAAAGAAGAATGGAATGTATGGCTGTATTGCGCTGAACATTTTTATTATCGTATGTGCAAGTATGTGGACGAGGTTTATTTGAGATGAGAACACTAGAACAAGTAGATCGCGACATTGAGATTGTAAGATACGACATGCACGAACTCATGAGGATGCGTCAGCCAATTTCTATCGTCGGAGAGGAATTAGTGGATCTTTATGAAGAACGAAATAAAATCTTGAAATCGATGGGTGATACAAAATGAACTACGCTAAAATCGTTCCATGTGATATAGCGAATGGCGAAGGGGTGCGCGTCACACTTTTCGTGCAGGGTTGCAATCACCATTGCCACGGTTGCCAGAATCCTACTACGTGGGACGCGAATGGTGGTCAGCCATTCACAGATGAAACGCTCGATAAAATTGTAGATTTACTTCGACCTGATTATATTCAGGGGCTTACGCTTACTGGTGGAGACCCACTGTATCCAGAGAACAGGGAGATGATTTGCAAAATTCTAATAAGAGTCAGACACGAGTTTGAAGGAAGCAAAGACATTTGGATGTGGACTGGATATACATGGGAAGAATTGATTCAACAAGCGGCAGAAGAATTGAAATATCAAACTATTCCGACAACGGTAACAATTATTCGAAATATAAACGTGCTAGTCGATGGCCCATATATCGAATCCAAACGAGATATCTCTTTGCCGTACATGGGGAGTTCCAATCAACGTGTAATCGGCTGTAATAAGAGTTTTGCTTTACGAAGACCAGTCCTTTGGTGGACTCCAGAAGATAAGAAAGGAAAATAATATGGATTTAGGAAACGCAACTAAGTATTTTGGACGTAACGGAACTATTGAGGCTTGTTCTCGTGCTTATCGCCCTAACATTAAAATCAATAAACTGTACGAAGATGCTCATCTGCCGACTTATGGCTCAAGAAACGCTGCTTGTGCAGACCTGTACGCTTATATTGGTTTTGATGATGCAACGATGGTGAATAAGAACGGTGACCGTTGTATTATGATTCAGCCTGGCGAAACCGTTAAGGTTCATACTGGTCTGCGGATGGCTCCGCCGGAAGGTTGGTATGTCGCTATCTATGCTCGCAGCGGTTTGGCAACCAAGCAGGGACTTGCTCCTGCGAACAAAACAGGGATTTGCGATCAGGATTACCGTGGAGAGTATATTGTAGCACTACATAATCATTCTAATATCCCTCAAATGATTACTCACGGTGATCGCATTGCTCAGATGGCAGTTGTTCCGTTCTGGCAGGCTGATTTTGAAGAAGTTTCCGAATTGGACGAAACTGAGCGCGGAGCCGGTGGGTTTGGGAGTTCTGGAAAGTGAGGATACTATGAAAGTATTTCACAAAGAATGTGATGGGAATACGGTTGGTTTTGCCTGTGTTGTTGATGGGGAGAATTTTATCGAAAAACGGTTTTCCTCGGAAAAAGAGACTTTAATGTATTGTATGGCATTGGAAGACCTTGGATATAAAGAAGTAGACGCGATCTTTCTATGTGCGTGGAACAAAGAAAAGTTGGCAAGAGAAGATCTTGAGAAAATTTGTAAAGAGCGTGAGAGCTTTCAGAAAAGATTATTCTATGCAACGCAAAAATTTTTAGAAGCTAGTAATGAGTTCGAGAAACATAAAGAAAGATATAATATTACAGAGTAAAGGAGAAAATGATTATGGCTAAGTATTTTTATGTTTATCACGTTAATGATGGCACCACTGATTGCATCGTAAAGATGTTCAACACAGACTCTGTTGTCAATGGCAAGAAGAGTACTTATATCGCTGAGAAAAAGGTTGCATCTAGTGATCTGCAGGGCTTTACCAGTGGTATCAAGGCGGCAGGTTTTCAGCTGAATCAGGAACTCGCAAATGCTGATACTGCCGAACAGGAAGCAAAACGAATTCTGGCAGCTAAGATGGCCGATTATCATGCCGCACGCGACGCATATGCTGAGGCTGCCGATAATCTGAAAAAGGTAAACGCCAAGTTTGGTATTGTGTAATGAAGTATTATTTTGTAGAGCACTATTATGATAAAGGCGCACCTTTTGGAGTGTCAAGTAGGGTTAAGCTGTATTCAGGAAATGATTTGATTGCTATACACGAGCACATTCATTACGATCAAATAAAAGGATATTGTAAATGTCTTGAAGATCTTGGGTACGAGGAAATACGTAATTATGATGGCGTTGAATGGCTAATTGATAAGTGCAAGAAAACCTTCACTGATGAAGATATAAGCATTATCGAGTCATGGTTTGAATTGACTGGCTGTTGGCCTACTGAATAAAAGGTAAATTTTACGGAGGGCAGTATGATTATTATTGGATATCCGTGCATCGGAAAAAGCACATACGCAGTTGGTCATCCGTATCGTGCAATCGACCTTGAAAGCAGTAATTTTGTAAAGGATGATAATTGGATCGAATCGTATTGCAACGTCGCTATTGATTTATCGAGACAGGGACATGTTGTGTTCGTATCTTCACATGATGCAGTTCGTAAACAGCTTCTGAAGAGTGATTATGAATATGTTTTTGTGATCTATCCAGCTCTTGATATTAAAGAAGAGTGGCTTGAACGGCTTCACGAAAGATATTTAGAAACAGAACTCGAAAAAGATTATCGTGCATGGCAGCGCGCTCTGAATCATTACGATGAAGATATTGCAAAGCTCAAAGAAGATGCAAAGGACTTTAGTGGTTTTTATGAAATTAGTCGTGGTCGATATGACCTCACGGTAATTCTGGATGAATTTGACTATAGTTCGACTTGGGATCATTCGTGATTGCTAATTAAGATTTTACGGGTGGGTGGGAGGAATAAATATATGAAACGGAATGTTACAATAAATCAGACTCAAATTTGTAATTGCGATAATTGTACTCAAATTGGAATTATTCGCAACGATGAAGTATATGTCATGCAAACAAGTTCTCCGAAAAGAAAAGGACCTGCGGAATTTACATGCAGTATTCCTGAGCCAAAACCTCATTTGAAGGATTTCCTTTATAAAATTGTAGAAAAACTAAATAGTCTTATTGGATGGATTATAGATACGTTTAACGATATTTGATTAAGGTGATTGTATGAAAGCACATATTCATGAAGAAAATAAAACAACTCTATTAAACCTTGGTGAGGGAATGCTACTTCAAAACAAAGACGGCAAAATTTACAAGGTTTGCGACACAGTAGAATATGACGAGACGCATACCGACGATGAAGTTATCAAGGTTGCTCTATCCGAAGAGAATATGATTCAAGAAAGAAATCTCCAAGATATTTTTAATAGGTCGTTTGTGTTTGCAGCGAATAATATTTGAGGAATAAAATATGGTTTACGACATTAAAACAGTCCCAGAAGATACCCTTCTATGGTGTACTGGATTTAGATTTGACGATACAAAGGCTGGCATCAAATGTGAGCCTGTCTTTGGTACTTTTGAAGAAAGAAGTTGCTATTCTAAGTTTCATACCTTGAGTAACAAAACGAGATCAAAGACTTTTAGCGTTGGGGCAAATCCTGATTATTATCGATTTGCAGACACTTATGAAGAAGCCGCAACCGAATATAATAGTATGATTTTCGCTGCCAAATACGAACTTATGAAAAAACAAGAATATCTGGAGCAGTGTTTGCTGGCTGATAAGAATGGGTCAGTATATGGTCGTGTGAGTATTCAGTAAGGAGTATGGTATGGCAATTAAGATTATTGAACACAAACATGAGCGAAAGAAAATAAGATATGCCGTTAAATTCCTTTGTAAATGTGGATGCGTATTTTGGGCTGATGACGAAGATGCGAAAATCCCAAAAGAATTTGATTGGACTGAATACTCACCGGTCAAACAGGCGATTTGCCCAGAATGCAACGCAGAAGTTTCATCTTGTTTCCCGGCAGTTCCAAGAGAAAAGATTTTTGTAGATTGAGGTGAAATATGGCGACTAAGATTGTCAAACGCGGCCATGAGCCAGAACCTCAGAAATTTGCTATCGAGTTTAAATGTCCTTATTGTCATTGTGATTTTTATGCCGACGACACATTTGATTCAATCTACAAAGACTATTATACCACAGTTGCTAATTTCGAGTTGCGATACGCTTGCCCTGAATGTGGAAAAACCGCTAAACAAATCGATATTGCAGATTACAATGAGGTATTCGGTAAACCAACATTTTTTGAGTGGCTAAGAGCTATTTTTGAGACACCACTCGGTAGGTATTATAGGATTCAAAAAATCTTGAAGAGCCTGAGCGAAGGAGAAGAATAATGGCGATTAAAATTATTCAACATAAAAAGAAGTCTGTAAGATTCGCTCTGCACTTCAAATGCTGCTGTGGATGCGAGTTCTGGGCAGACGATAAAGAGGCTTTCGATTATTGCATGGGAAATGATATCGTATCACAACATCTTTGTTGGAATGCGTATTGCCCGGAGTGTAAACGACTCGTCCAAAGTAGAGAAAGTCCTGTGCCGAGAGAAAAGATTTTTGATGATTGAAATGTATGTTTTAAAGTGTGGTGAACGTAATGGAAGTTTGGGAACTAAATCTTCTGCATGATGGGGATATAGAACGAATATGTATGTGCTCTGACGAGCAACCACTATTTGAAATGGCGATCGATAGGGCATTTGATTTATTTGCAAAAATAAATGAGTTGCCTCTCAAACAAGAAAATTGTCATGCTTCCGTAAGTATAAACGACAAGCTTCATTCTATTTTAGTGAAGATTAGCACACAAGACGATAATACAGTTGAACTCTGGGAGTATAAATGGGAATGTATTTATAAAGAACCTCATGAAGATAAGTCTAGTGACACCTTACTTCAGGAAGTTGTTTCTCGTATACGAGACATTCCAAAACTATTTTATGATTGGGCAGAGAATTTCTGCTGGAAAGCGAGAAAAAATGGCTATTTGCAGTAAATGTCTACATAAAGAAGTATGCGCTTATAGAAAGCAAACAAGAGATAGTTGCACAGAATCTTGCGAAGACTTCCTAGGTTGGGTCAAGGTCTGTGATGAACGTCCGATCCCTTTAAAAGACAACGTTGTAATAAGCGATTGCGGTCTGTCGTTTATTGGATATTACGATTACAATAAGAGAGATCAAGAACACTTTTGCGATGCAAACACACTTAAAAAAATTTACGAATGCCCATCTTACTGGTTGAAAGGACTTGAATTGCATGAGCAAGAACGAATCGCGAACAAAGAATATGAACAACGATTGGTGGCTCGCAAAGAAGAATAATATATTAAAAACTAGACTTTTATGAGGTAGATTGAATGGACGATAGATTTTCAATCGAAAAGAATCACTGGGAAATGCAAAATCCAGAATGGGAAAGCTATTCTCATTTCATCTGCACTAAAGACCATTATTGGACTGGTGTACACGGTATCAGCAACT